AGTAACTGGACCGACAACTGTGTGTGGTTCTTCTGCAACAGCCTCAGCAAGTGCTTGTTGACCCATTACGAATGTGTCATAAACGCGAGTTTGAGTTGTTCCAGATCCTGAACCAGCCTGTGAGTTAGGCAAACGTGGAGACTCAACGAAAGCAACGCCTTCAAAGGTTCCAATTTCACCAGCGTAAATTCCGGCTGGATTTACGTACTCTGCAGGTTGACGCCAAGCAGCGGTTCCTGTTTCTGCACGAAGGTCGTGTGAAACTTCTGGGTGAATGTATGAAGCAAATAGATTTCCACGACGTGGAACTACGTTTGCTGCACGCATTTTCGCTACTACGTAGCGGATATCCTTAGCCTTGATAGTATCTGAAGCAGATACACCAGTAACGGCTGCGGTTGAAATCGCACCGGCAATTTCGCGAATAACTTTTGTTCCTGCAGCAAGAACGGCCTTGATAACATCATCAAGAGAATCGTTCATATTGTAAGCAAGAATGTTAGCGAGTGCTGGCTCTACGTCTGCTAATGAGAATAGGTCCAACTTGCGGGTTGATACGATTGCGTTACCGTACTCTTGTAGAGTTACGGAAACAGATGTGGTAGCAGGTACTGCTACTGCTTCTACGTCAACTGTTTCAGTTAGGGTAGAAGTTTTTGAGGCCAAGTCGTTATAAATCTGGAATAGAACGCTTGAACCAGCGTGAGTTTGGTTAGCAACCTTTTTGTCAGCAACAGCACGGAATGACGGTACTGAACGTAGAGCGAACTCTACTAGACGGTCATACGCCTGTGTAACAAGGTTAGCACCAACGACGGTTCCTGATTGCCCAGAAGGCAAGGCCGCCGAGGTATATAGATCTGCCATTTGGCTAAATCCTTTCGATTAGTTTGAAATTACTACGATTGTGAACCGTAGATTAGGTTTAGAATTTCATCAGCGGATTGAGCGGATTGAATCCTTATACTCATATCTTCCGCCTTATCGGGGGATAAAGCACCAGTTGTGGCTGTATCTATTCTACGTAAAGATGCAATGTCTCTTGAATCAACTTCCTTTTTTGGCTGTACTTGAATACCGAATACTTCAGCATTCTGTTCTAGCCATCCAGTAATTGCTTCTTCAGACGCATCTAAATCGTTAGGTACAAATGAAGCCACTTTTGGGTTTACGCCACGGGATGCAAATACATCCTTCAAAACCCGCTCTCTTTGGGACTTAGTGAGTTCTCCAAGTGAAGACTCTAAATCCTTACTTCGTTTTTGCTCAGCCTTTAAAGCCTTGCGTAGTTTTTTAACGAGATCAGTATCAGAATCAATGGATTGTAAAGTTACATCTTCCATATCATCATCTTGGTCATCGTCCCATATATTGTCGCGGTTGTTGCTCATAGCAACCTCTCCCTTTTCTAGTAGTTAGCGTATGCCTCAATATAAATAGGGGCGTCTATATTGGCTCATACTATCGGTCTAATACACCGCGTGGGGCCGATGGATCCACGTCGGGAATCTATTAAAGTGCTCCGGGTAATATGCCGGATGATAAACTTATGCTAGTTGTTCCAGGTGCTGCTTGGAATGCTCTAACGTTTTGTTCAGTACGTCTCTTGCGAAGTTCAGATTCCATACCCTTGAATTGTTCTGCTTCAAGTTGTTGTTGAATTGACTCTTGGGTTTTTTGTTCAGTCATTGCCTGAGTTCCATAGATACCTTCCAACCTAGTCAAAGGTTGTAGTATGTTAGCAATTTCAGAATAACCCTTAGAAGCAAGAGCACTAATGGTCTGTTCAGACATACCTTGTGATGTTAGATATGCACCAAGTTCTTTAATCTGTTGAGCATTAAACGCTATACCAGAAGTAGCACGACGTTTTGCTTCTACACCAAATGCTAGGGTATTATAGTTCTGTTGCATCTTTTCGATACCAACAGTTGGATCCATATAAAAGTCTGTTAAATCTTGGGCAGTAGATATGTAACCTAAATCACGTAGTGTAGCAACTGTATTGACATCAGCAGTAAGACTCTGTAGCCGTGCTCTATTAGCATTTTCTTCAAAACGTGCTACGCTTACGCCATTCTTTAAATACTGTTTAATATATTCATCGCTAATAAATTTATCATTTAAAGTAAACTTATCTTTAGCAGCCTTATATCCTTCTACCGTATTAAACAAATCTTTAGGAGTATACGGGATGGCAAGACCTTCATTGAATTTACCATATGTAGTATAAAATGCTGAAGATACTGTTTTACCACTTTTGGTAGTATAAGATGGATTATTTAGATATATCTCAACTATATCATTTTCAGATAATCCATCAGCAGCCAAAGCATTAAAGAAATCAATTGAAGATGCAATTAAAGCCTGTGGATATCCAAAACCTTTTAGAATAGATTTGATAACATCTACGTTTGTAGTAGCAGTCGTCGTAGTACCTGTATCTGCCTCTGCTTCAGGGGCTGGAATATCTTCAAATGTACCATCGCTATAATATAGACGTTGAACTCTACTTTTTCCAGAACCAACATATTGTTTATCAACTATTGTTTTTGGTTTTGCTCCATCACCAGTACCAGTAGCACCAACACCACTAGCACCACCACTAGGCTCTACAGGCATTTTAACTGTAGTACCAGTTGTTTTTGTTGCTGTAGTTGCTGCTGGTTTTACAGGAGTAGTTGTAGGTAAAGTCTGTCCAGGTTTAGTAATTTGAGTTACTGCTGGACTGCCAAGTCCGTATGTAAATGTAGATGCAGGAGTTGGGGTAGTATCCTTGACTCTTGCTGTACTTGGTGCAGCAGGAGCAGGAGCAGGTTTAGGAGCAGGAGTAGCAGCAGGTTTAGTTGTTGAAGTAGTTGAACTTAATTTAACTGATGGTGGAGTAACTTTAGTATAGTCTGATGCCATTATCTACCTAACTTACTTCTTAAAGAAGTCGCAATATTAACTGCTTGGTCTATAGCATCTGGACTAGAACCATAGCGTTTATCAGATTGTAATAGTTGATTAAATTCTAAATCGTTAGCAATACGAATATTGCCTTTTTCATCTTTATAGTTTAGTGCTGCTTTAACTATTGGATCTTCTTCTCCAACAGTTCTACCGAATTTCTTTGTAGCAGTCTGTGCTAAAACTCTAGTAACACTTGATAAATCCATACCGCTAGCAATTAAATCAGCGGCACCAGCATATTGTTTAGCCGCTATTTGACGGACTGATGCTTTGGCTGTGTCAAGTTTTTGCTGTGCGATTTTTGAATCTCCCGTACTGAGTACATCTTTAATGATGTTGACCACAGACGAAAACTCAGGTTGCGGAATATAGTTGTTCTTGTAAGTTCCAATAAGATCGTCGTAAACCGACTTTGCTTGTCCTCCAAGTGTATCACTCTTTTCAAAGTTAAAATTCTTAACTAGATAGTTAGCCAAGAAATCTGATTGTTCTGCTTCTGTAAATCCTTCGCCACCAGTAACAGTACTACTTGTAGTAACCGTTCCAGTACCACTAGGTTTACTTGTAGTTGAAGTAGTTGTCTTAGCAGTTTGACGTTTAGTTTCAGCATTATATTCATTCATAAATGAATCAACTAAATCCTGAGTAGGATACTGTCCAAACATCATATAGTAACCATCGGATAATGCTTTCTTAGCATCTCCAGCATCTTTTAAACGTATAGCAGTTGATATAGATTTACTAAATGTTGCTTGTCCACCACGATTACCACTCTTGTATGATTGCTCTAATAGACTTAGGAAGTCAACTCCATTTGCATATGCTTCCATAGATATTTTCTTTAGGGCAGCAATATCCTCTGTATCAATAACTCCACGTTGACTATTACCTTTTGAGTAACCAGTTCCACGTAGTAAGGCTTGAATATAATCAAGTTTATTGTTAAATCCCGCAGGTGCATTTTTATCATAACGCCATTGAGCAATATTATCTGAAATATAATAAGCGTATGCTTCTGGTTGAGAATAAAGTTGAGATTTTAACTCAAATGATCCTTCTGCTTTTACCGCTCTTGCTCTTGCAGCAGCATCTGCTGGAATTGATATTCCCGGAATTGGTCCAGACAAGTTAATCTCCTACCTTTAGACTTCCAGCAAATACTCCGTAGTACATACGAGAGAATGCTGGGTTCTGAATCATTAATTGAGTTGCAAGTGCATCAAGTTGTTTTGCTTGTTCTTTTGCATACCAGAATCCGCTACCAATACCAGGTGTTGCAGAAGTTCTAACTTCTTGTAGATATTGGTAAACGCGTTGATATGCGTCATAAAACTGTTGAGTTTCTTTATAGATAGGCGAATCTTGGAAAGCAGGTTCTTTTAATGCTTTACCAATACTTGCTATTTTTTCCTGTGCTGAACCAATCTTAGTGTCTAACACCGGGGCAGCACCACCAAATTGATCATTAAGTGCAATTATCTGTTTAGTGTACCAAACATCGCTATAACCAAGTGATGACTGTTGTTCAGATATCTGTGACTTAGCCATTTGATATACAAGGTTTTCAGCCTGTTGTTGTAGTTCTTCAGGTGATAATTGACGTCTACGACCAGTAACTTTTTGCCAGTTATAGTAAGCAGTTGCTGCTTCTCCACCAGGAAAAAAGTAAGGAACAATATCACCAGTTGCTGTAGCATACTTATCAGCCATTTCTGGATGATTATTCAAGAATGCCCAAGCATCTTTTGTACCACGTACGTTTCTAGTGGAACCAGATACTATGGTTAATATATTCTTAGCACCAAAAGTATCAGCAAATTCGCCAACTGCAGCAAAGTAATCATCTGGATGCTTCTTCATCATTTGGTCAAATGAGTTATAAAGCATAGTTTGAGTACGTAATAAGCCATCTTTATCTTTAGCAAATACTTCACGAGAAGGAGTTGCTGGAGCAATTGATTGGAAGAATGCTGTCATTAAACCAGACCAACGAGATAATCCGTGTGCATCATTAAATAATTTAGTTCTAGCAGCATCATCTGCTAGTGGATTATCACCATAGTCACCGCTAGATGCTAGATAAGAAGCCCAGTCTTTAACGCCTCTTTGTACTTCTGCTTCGTTATTAATACTTAGTAAAAATGATTTCTTTAACCAAGATGGAAGCAAAAAATCCTGTAATGTATTTGGTTCTCCGTATGGGAATATAATGTTTCTCATCGCATCCCACTCAGGACCAAAAGCCTTTGATTTACCACTTGCTGCATACAATATTTGACCCATAGGTCCAATACCAGGAACACCTGGATTAACTGAACCAAATGCTAAGTTCAGAGACTGAACTGGGGCAGTAAGTTGTAATGCTTTACCAGTATCTACGTTTCTACCAGCAAGAGCACCAATAATAGAACCGGCTAATGGATATCTAAATCTTGTATCACCAAACTCATCTTTATAAAAGAACCTTGTCCATCATCATATTTGGTTCCAGTTATATCATAGATAGCAGATGAACCTGGTTGAGTTAGTGCATTATATGCACGAGTTAACTTATAAATCTGTTGTGGGTTATCTTTTGCTAATTCAGCCCATTTGTAAATAGTGTTAAATGTAGCCTGTGCGAAAGGGAATACGATACGGATAGCATTAGCATATTGTCTTTGTTCTGCAGCATTATAGAATAGATTCTTAGTGTATTCGCTAGCCTTTTTAGCAGCCATAGAATTCATAGTTTCTAGGTTAATACCGTCAGTAATTACTTTACCCTTTTCGCGTGCTCTCATTTCTTTTTGAATTGCTCGCAAAGATGGATGTCTACGGAAAGATATACTCTTACCATTCATAGTTAATGGTTCTAAAGACTTTTTAGCATTTACAAATAGTTTTGCTAAATCCTCATCATTAACCATACCTACGTAGCGACCTACGTGATCCCAGTAAGACATTCTAAATTCTGGTGAAAAGTTAACTACGTTTTCTATCTTGGTAGATAAGTCAAAGAACCAATTAGTTGCTGCATCAAGATATTTAAATTCTTCTGGGCCAAAACGCCTATCACGTGCGTGAATAACTGTTGAATCAGTCATTTCATCTTTCTTAAAGATACGTGAAAGTACTGTTTTAAATGCGTTATCTTCATCAGCAAAGTCGGCTATATTACCAGTTCTTTTATATGATGGGATACGAATCCATTTACCATTTACTTGTATCTCGCCTTTAGCAAGTAATTCACGAAGAAGTTGTGCTTTAGGACCAGTACCTATAATATTTGATACATAACTTTCTACTGAACCAGTAGATGTTTTATCAAATAAATAAGTTTTTATGTTTTCAGGAATAAAATTATCGGGTGATAAGTTATATTTTTTATTAACTTGTGTAGTATCTCTTAAAAAGATACTAGCAAAATCGGCTCTTTCAACGTTATTTCTTCCACCCTCAATTAAATCTTCTAATATGTTACCATATTCGCCATTAATTAATTTTATAACAAATTGATCTTGGTCTACTGTATTTCCTACATTAGCGACTAATGGTATTAATCTATCCGTATGTGCCCTCATTAGAGTATTGGCTAACCCTAAATGATATCTACTATCTTCAGGAGTAATAGCCTCATAAATCTTACCTACGAAAGCAAACCGTGGGTCATTAGAGTTATATTTTTTTGCTAAGAAGTTAAAGTTTTCTTCAACGAATTCTGATAATGCTTGGTTAAACTGTGCGTCTTTACCTATAATTTTATTACCAAGAACATCATTTGTATATTTAGCCTTAGGAGCAAGCCACTTGGCTAATTTACCACCATTAGGATCTCCAGCAATCATTGCAATCATTTGGAATGGATGGTTAAATAATGATTCGTGACCAGAGAAATATTGACGGAACTGCATTTCTCCAACGTTACGAATGATATATGCAGCACGAAATGCTAATTGAGCAGTTCTCCATCTGTCGCCAACTTCAGTAGCAAATATATCTAATGCTTTATCAGCACCATATTTTATTTTATGGTCTTTATACTTAGATACTAAAAGTTTTATTTCTTTGGTATCTGGTAATGATATAACATCATCAAGAAACTGATACTCAAATAATGCTTGATTTTGAGAAAAATTAACTTTACCATTTGGTAGATTTAAACTAGGTAATTCTCCTGTTGCTAATTTTTTGTTAACGTATTGCTTAACAATGGCATTATCTCTACCAGGTACGTCAAATGCTGCTGCAAGTCTTCGTGCTAATTCCTCGTCACCAGGTGCTAATTTTTCAGCAAGTGCAGTATGTGCATTTTTTAATTCTTCTTTTACAATTTTAGCACGTTGTACTGGATCTTCTGCTTTTGCAATTCTATTAATAACATCATCAATAATTTTATTATCAATTTGAGCCGAAGACATCCAGTCTTCTATTCCTTTAGTTAGGCGATCTAAGTCATCTAATGGCAAAACTAATTGACGTTTAAAGTATCTACCAAAATAACGTTCTGTATTCTCAACCATTGAAATTGCTTTTTGTACAACAGGAGCAACACTCTTAAATAGTGGTTGATAATCGCCTGCTACTGCTTGACCTTTTAGAGCAAGAGAACGATGAATCTTTGGATCAGTTACTGGGTTTGCTAGATGCTTTAAAAAGATAGTTAATACTTCATCTGATGTTGTAGCATCTGTAAGTTCTTTAACCATTGAAGCATCTAATTTACGACCAAATAAACGATTAAGTCTTGCGAAATCTGTTTCTTTAGCAACTAAAGCAGCAATGGTAGCAAAGCGTTTTCCAAGTACATACTTGGCTGCTTTATCTAAATCTCCACTTAGGGAGCCACCCATACCATCAATTAAACCAACTTCTACACGATGAAACTCTTTAAAGTATTCAGAGTCAGCAATCTTAAGTTGTAAATCCATTGCTTTTGACAAGCCAATGTTTTCTGGGTCATTAATAATCTGTGCAATTAACTCAGGGTCTTGTTCTGCGTAGTTACGCAAAATTTCAATTTCTTTGAGTTTCTTGTCAATATTCTGGTCAGCAAACTTAGCATCATCAAATGCTTTCTGTGCTGCATTTAATTCTTCTTCGCTATTTCTAATAGCAAGCATAGCCTTAGCACCAAGACTGCTAGGATTTAATACTTGCTCAGAAGGAATGGTTAGTAAGTTACTGATACCTACTTGACGTGCACCAATCTTTGAACCATTAGTGATTGCTACACCACCTGTTTCGCCAAAGATAGAGCGGATATTAGTATATCCATCAAACTTCCAAGTGCTTTCTACGGCATCAGATACTGCTTGAATTAAGCCAGCATCTTTAGTCTGTGCAGCGGCTCTAATGATATCTGCAAGGCTTTGTGAGCCTTTACCAAACATCAAGTCATCAACAGATGCTTTATAGACGTCTGTTTTCTCTATGAAATCATATATTGCTTGCTTTGTTATATCTGGTGCTTCATCAGCAGCAGTATATAACTTACCAAAAAACTCATTGCGTCGCTCTAGTTCTGCAACTTTATCAGCAAGAGGAGTATCTTTGTAAACTTTTGAAATATCGTATAAATCTAGCGGTGCATCTTTAGATACAGTTGCTACATACTCTTGTTCGCCTCTAGCACCAAATGATAATTTACCAGGTTGTGGTACTTCATCTAGGAATATACCAGTAAATACTCCACCAGTATTATCATAGTCAGCAGATAACTTACCTAAGTTTTGAACTACACCTTCAGGAGTGTTTTCTGCAACTTGCTTAGCAACAAAGTCTCCAACGCTTCCGGCTTCCATAGAAGCAACGATATCAGCGTTACCATTTACTGCTTCACCACGTTTAACTGTAAAGTTAAGTGCTTTTTCAAAGCGTTTTGCTACGGCTTTAGATGTAGACTTTTGAGTTTTTGCTAAATCTTTCTCAGCCTGCATATACGAATTACGTACTTCACGCTTAATTTCTTTAGCGGACCCAGTATATTCTTTAATTAACTTCTTAGTATCTTCAGTTGCTGCTTTAACTTCAGCAATTGTTCTTTCATTTTCAATTAATTCTTTAGCAGATAATACTTTACCAGCAGCATTCTTTGCTACGGTTAATTGTTTACCACCTCTAATAATTTTAGTTACAGAACCAGGGCCAAACCAAGTAGAAGGATCTAATCCTACGTTTAATGTGGCGTCAATTATACCAGACATTACCTTGTAAGGCGTACTATTTGGATTTGTACCAAGAGTTGATAGTGCAGCACGACCCAATGTAAAGGATTGTCCATTAACACGTCCATAAGCAGACATTGCTTTGGCTTGTGCTTTACCAATTGCTGTTTCTGGAGTAATAAAGAAACCAGAACCAGTATCCATTGGACCTTTACCAGTAAATTGACCAGCAAAAGAACGTAATACTTGACCTAAAGTTGTTGTATCACCAATTAAACCAGCAGGACTAAGTGATGATAACATATCAACTGGCTTTGCTTCACCTTTTGCAGCAGCATAAAGGTTACGACCAACTGTTGTAACGTACTGATATGGTGCTTGTAAACCAGCAAATGCTAAACGAGTAGCACCTTTGAATGGATTATAGATAACAGTATTCCATACTGCCTCTGCAAAGTTCTTATTTTTCTTAGCAGTTGACTTAATGTTATCAACATTTGTCAAATCTTGTTTAAGTTGAGCAAATCCATCTGCTGTTGCTAGTTTTTCAATGCCCTTACTGTTAGCATTCAGACCCATTTGGGCTGCACTCAGTAAGAAATCTTTACTTTGATTAGGAAATTTAGTTAATAATGAATCAAGATTAGACTGAATCTGTGGATCTAGTGTAGCAATGCGTTGTTGAACGGCAGCATCAAGAGATTTTGAAATTACATCTGTATCAAACAGACTCGTATACTTGTATTTATTCCATTCCGATGCTAAGGGATCAGCCATTAGCGACCTTCAGCGATAAATGCTTCTAGTAATCTACGATTTGCTGGAGTAGGATTTGTAGCAAACAATGCTCTAGCGAGAATTGCAGCCTCATCTGGGCCACCAATTGCTGCTGGAAGTTCTTGTGGTGATCTACCAGCAGTATCTCCTGGTGCTCCATCAGTAATAACTTCACCAGGTGCACCTTGAAGTTCATTTACTGGTATAACTTTAGTAGCAGCACTTCTTAAATTTTGTAATTGTGGATTTACAGCAGTAGGCATTGGTGCTTCTGGAGTATCAGTTGATGCTCCTTGTGCTAATTGAGTTAAAGCAAGTCTTTCGCCATATGCTCCACCAGATGCTCTTTGAATCTTTGCTTGTCTTTGTATTTTAGCAACGTTACCTAAATCTGTCCTTTTAGCGTTTGCACCGATTCCAGAAACAATTTCAGATTGTACTTTAGCCATTATAATCCTTATTCTCCAAAGTGTTGAACTGCTACATATACAGGTTTGTAACTAAATACATCCCATTGGGTGGCAACTTCCACCGCTTTTTTGACAAGTATAGAAACTTGTTCAGGTTCTGTACATTCTCTGACATCAAGAGCAGTTAATGCTGCTGCTGCCAATGGTCCGCCAGAACCTTGATGATATATACCACGGGCATCTCTATCCCAAGAGTAATCATCATTTATCCAATAGATAATTCCATTAACTGCGATTAGAAATACAGATTCTGTGCGAGCATAATCGCCATCATCTTTCATATCAAAGCCTGCTCTAATGAAGGCTCTACGCATTGAAGGAATGAACTTATTGGTAATAAATTTATCTAAGACTAACGTATCATTTGTAGAAGGTGGTGTTGGTGTTTTCCAACCAAACTGAACAATATTACCACCACGAGATGAACCAGCAACAGCAATTAAATATCTGCCATTCTTGATTATCTTTGGTAACGAAAGTTCCATATAGTTGCCTGCTTGATCTGTAGCACGTGAGTCACTACCGATTACAGCCCAACCGTCACCTTGATATCCGATTAACGTTGTCATTGTCCCCTACTTGTTAGTTTATCTTTGCAAGCCTGCTAATATTGACATTAAATCTTGTGGTTGAGGAGTTCCACCAGAAGCGGGTCCAGGAGCGGCTGGGGACAGAGGAGCCGACTCTACTGGGGCTTGTGGACCTGGTGGAACCATCCCAGACTGCTCTGGAGCCGTACTTGGTGCCTGCGGAGCAGGTGGTGTAAATACAGCCAGAGCAGCATTCTCTATGCTTTCCCCATTTTTTCTGCGTTCAATAACATCAGCAATATTTTTAATTAATGCAGAAGGATCTGCACCTTGGGAAACCATTGCTGGAATTGCTTGTGCTGTTGCTGTGATAGCAGCACTCAGATTGTCACGCATTTTTTCAATTTCAATTCTTTGTTCTTCTTGAGTTACGTTTACGCTCCAAGGAAGTTCACGACGAATGAAATCTTTAGAAACCAAATTTGCACCTAGTGCTTGTAGTGAGAAGATTAGAGCACGTGATGGGTCAAGTCCTGCCATCAATCC